AGCGGGTGCTAGTCGACGAACGCGTGCTTTGGAATCCAAAGTAGGCATCAGTATTATCTGCTAAGCCGCCATCAGATGCCGACAAGCGAGTCTGTGCAACGGGGAATCCGAGACTCGCAGTCAGGGCCAGCGCTTGTCCGGCGAGACCAACGCTGGACAAGAGTGTTGAACCACTCAGAAGTGTTGGGGTATTAAAGATCATCAAATTCTGGTCAGTCAAGTCGACTGAAGAACTAACAGAGATTCCGCTCGTAAACCGGGGCGGCCCATAATATCCGAAGGGAAGCAATTCGGCGTCAGTGCCGCCGGCTTCTACAGTCGCATTCATTTCCACATACACGAACTTAGATTGGTTTGCATATTCTCCATAAGTCTTCAATCGACGACTAGTGGTATCCCAAGATGTATACTGATCTCCAATCTTGCGAGAAAGGAAATTGGGGGAAGTGGGATCGAGCGTACAGTTATCAAACCGTTCCATCACTTGAACATTACTATCGGTATCTGACAGAGCGCGAAGAACCACGCTGAATGTTCCGTAGTCACTTACCGTAGAGGTGGACTTACGAATGTTCTCAATAGAAACCTTAACGTTCTTTTGGAGCCACTCGCCGTGTCCGCGGTCTTTAAGACGGAAAAGCTGTTGCATCTGATCCGGACGGAAGGAAGCGGGAGTTCCAAGGTCTTGACCAATGAACCAACCGGCTTTACCAAGGGCCGAGTCTGCACTAACCCCCTGAACATTGTGAGGCCCTGTTGTGTTAGCGCTATTCAATGCTATAGGAAGGATACATCCATGGAGAGCAGCAGAGGTAAGAGAACTTCCGCTCGTCACTGTAAAGAGAGCGGGATTTGAATGGATACCATCGCGAATTTCTTGTTCGAAACTCTCACCAAGCCAATAGTTTTTCTTCGACGAGGCCGGTGCAAATGTTCCTGCAGCCGCCACTAGTTGAGGATTGGTGTTAAAACGCTTGCGAATGAAGAGATCGGAACTATCATCAAGATTAAAGCGAATTTTTTCGCTGGCTAAGTCGTTGTTTCGAATCTCCACCGTAAAAGAATTGGCGGTGGCAGTATCGTTAGCTATGACCTGCCCAATAGAAGCAGTCGTAGCTGTGGAGCGCATTAGCGTCCCACTTAAAGCAATTGAAGCATTATCATCTACGTACCAAATAGCAGCCAGGACGCCTTGTAGTCCGGCTGTCCCACCTACTATGGTACCAGAGCCAGACGGCCAGATCCAGAGTCCGTAGGCGCCTCCGTTAGCAGCATAAGTGGCCCCGGGGCTCTCAGTTGTTTTCCAACCAGCGAGCGCGGTAGAGGCGCCTGTGTTATTAGCGTGTTGCTCACCTAAGAGGCGCACATATGTCAGGGGCGCCACATTGGCACGCAAAAAAGCTTTAGCGGCATAAGTACCGTACATTGCGGATTGGTAGTTGCCATCGCGATAAACATCGCCGCCGGTACCTCCGGGTACTGTATCTCCGAACACTTCTACAAATTCAGAGTAAGAGCGGACCTTAACAGGTTGCATAGCGGGGCCCCTAGAGGCACGACCAATAACAACAGGTCCAATTTCTTCTGCTGACTTGGGAATGAAAGAGTTGTCGATCTCATTGATAAAAACACCAGGAGAGACAAACTTAAAGTTTTTTACTGACATATTTGTGATTCCTTTTAAGACAATGGGCTAAAATTACGCCACTGTAATCATTAATTAAATAGTATTTGGGATCTCAAAAAGCTCCTGAACTGCAAAGAAAAATGGGGGTTTACTTCAGGAAGTCTTACCAAAGATATTAAGATTGCCGGTTGGGACCGGTCCTTCGCTAGGAAATGTAACTTCTACAATGTTTTCTTCCATCGTCACAATGGGGCGATCATCGCTTTCGCCTTCCCCAATGAGATACCCTAAGACTTTAATAGTGATTTCGGTTTCAAAGAGGCGAGCATCTTCAGCTAAATCAGCTACTGTGTTATTGTGAGTAAAGTTTTGGTCTATAAAGCCTTCGTAAAGATGTCCATTACGCCTCATGACAAAAACATTGGTTTGACCTGTTCGCCCAATGAAGGGGGATACCAATTGGTTCATCTGTTGCTGATATTCTGTTTTAATTATAATCTTATATTCCAGATCCACATATACCGGGATAGGCACTGATAAAAACTGTACTACTACTTGCTTATTAATGCGGGGATAATTACGCTGGAGGGTGCCGCCGGCATTGGTTCGTGTGCCGACCGCGGTGGCATAATTACGGGTCTTGTCTTCAACAATGCGCTTTGCAATAACAACTCGGCCGGAGCGCTGGTTGTGCTTATTAGAATACAAATGAGCTTGAAACGATCCCCGATTTTGAGGGTTTTTCACAATCCCTGTTCTTTCTACGCTAATAAGAGGTAATTTCAGCGCATCGTTGTCATCGCGCAAGGATTTTTCATTTTTAACCTGATACGCCCTTTCAGGAACTTGCCACAATACAGGGACTTCTTTAAAGCCTTCATTGGTAACAGTGCTGAGTTTCAAGTCTTCTTTTACCCACGATACCAGAGAATAATCTATATTCTCAATAGTGGAGGCCAGCATCCCTATCTCTTCTAAGGTAAAGGTGGTATTGCCCACGCTTCCTGTAGGCAGCATTGCAAAATCAAAATTATCAGGTAGCATCGAATAGTCCCTTGCGCGCGCGCTTACACGTTGCTTTTATCTGGAAGGTGTGATCAACCTGTCCAAAGAGTTTCCGCTCCTCTTCAATTTTTAAAATTTCATAATAATTGGAGCCATATAGAACAAAATCGCCTTCCCGCACATATAAGTCTTGATCTTCGGTCAAGCGGCGTCTATGGAAATATACTGCAATTTCCCAAGTCTTGTCTACTCCGAAATTCTTCATATATTCAGTAGCTTCGGTGGAGAATTCTACCAATGCATAAACTCGGAGGGGAGGTAAGTAAGTCTTTTTGATAGCCTCGCCGTAAAGCTCGTGAAAGTTGGTAGTCTCTAAATCGATAGGATAATATAAGATCTGTTGGCCAATGACTTTTTCAATTAATTCGTCATTAACTTGTTTGACTAAATTGCGCTCTTTCTTCCCCAAGAAAAGAGGAGGAGGAGGATTTTTAGGTCTTTCCCATTCATTATCTGCCATTATTTAATTATCCTACAAAAATTGGAAGAGGTGTGATCTTTAATACCTCAGTTGCGGCGTCAGTCAGTTCTTGATCCGACTTAGCCAGTGCGGGATACTCCATCTCCTTCAACATCTCCATAAGTTTATCCTTAAGTGCTGTTTGTTCTTCTTTGGCCTGCGACAACAAATCCGCAAAGTTTAATGTCACGCTTTCTCCCGGAATGGGCACAGTGGTAAATTTTCCACGAATTTGCCCCAACATCTCTTTAGAGAGGGCTAATGCATATTTTCTAATCCATTGTTTTCCAATAGCATTAATATTGGCATAGGGAATATTGTCAAAAGGAACCGTATTCATATTATTAATGCCTTCAATCCCCGTTTTAGTATCTCCATCCTCCTGCCATGGCACAATATCAACATAGAACCTTACCCAAATACGATCTAGCTGGGAATCGCTCCACGTAGTGGGCTCTGGGTAAATTCGTAAGCGATCATTAATAATTTCGTATGAATAATGCGAAGTTCTAGTGTAGATCGAATCTTCATACATAATGGCTTGCATTTTGTTCTGCCATGTGGGAATAATTTCAAAAGTGGAATCATCGGCAAACTGACCATAAGTTGACATGTTGCCAACAACGCCAAACCCACCGTAGTAGCCATAAAAACGCCACATTGCGCGGGGAGACTTATAAAACACCTTTGTGATGATTACACGTTTATTATCAACTTTATTTTGGAAATCAATCCCAGTGCCGGCATCATCCACTCCTGATACGGAAGCACTCTGGATGATTGATTGAAGGTCATAGTCCTGCACTTTGGTTTGAGGTTGGAAGGAGGCCGAATATTCGGGCACAGTGCCCCCAAATCCGCCTGCTGCTGCCGCCCCGTCACCTACGCGACGAGAATATCCAGTTGTAAATCTTGGATATCTTAAATTGATATTAGAGGGACCACTTTTCCGATCTCCCTTGTGATCGAAGGTGCCTGTTGCATTTCCTAGGAAGGTGGATAGAGCATTTTTAGATTGGTGAAGGTTAATAATATACGAATATTCTAAGACCGCTTCTTCATACGCCGCATAGACGTTTGAAGGCGTCAGTTCGATGTCTATTACATCTCCGCCGAGCTTCTTATAGGTATAAGCTACCTGAAGGGCTGCACCACTTAAGAAATCGGCAGAACCTGTGTAGATTCCAAAGGGTAAAGAACCAGATACTAGGTCTACACTTCCTGTAGACGTCAAAACTATAGCACTTGTTTCAGATCGTGGTTGTAGGTTGGTTGGCATATATTAAACTCCCGCTGTTCTAATTAGTTTTTTAAAACATAAAAACGAAAATCTCAAAAATTTACCGGGGAAAAAATTTGGGAAATCGACATTTTTGATTATTGGTCTCGATAGAAAAGCCCCCCAACCGAAATTGAGGGGCTTTAATAAAGACACAGATAGTTTCTTATAAAAGTTTAAACTAAACTCCGCCGGCTCCGCCCTGGATTCCACTACCGCTTGTCGCAGTGTGCAAAATTTGCCAGTTCTGCCCATCATAAATTAAACCAAGCGCTTGTCGAGCCTGATTTATCGACGCAGTCAATGCCGTACCTCCAACACCTGCCGAACAGCTAAGGGTGAGACTCTTGGAACCTCCAACCTCTTTTAATACCACATACTTAACTTGTCCAGTAGTGTTGCCAGCCGCAAGCGAAACGCTTCCGGAGCCTGCTGCCGTAGTGACAAGAGAAAGTAAAGTAGTCAAAGAAAGAGCCTGTGGTGAGGTATTAGCCCCATCGTCGAGTCCTCCATCCACCGATTCTTTGGATTCGAGTTGCATTAATTGAAAACCCATGCTTTTAACATTGGTCACCGCAAGTCCCTGCATGAGGGCACGCAATCTTGCAATATTTTGTGAAACAGCCATTTCAAAATTCCTCCTTATATATTGAATTATGTAGTGCTGCGCAAGTTATAAACCTGCTAGCTAATAGCTGCGCTGTGCACAGACTATAGACGCCTCCTACAACGCCTACACTAAATAGTCTAGGCAAAACAAAACCCCCCGGTCTTTCGACCAAGGGGCTAAGTTTTATTTATCCGCTAATTTTAGGTAGCAGATCCGGACTCACCTAAGAGACCGCGCACGATAACAAGACCGTACATATCGGGACGCACCATCTTCTTGGCGTACCGAGTCATCACGCCCTTGCGGGGCACGAAGTCTTCAGGGCCAAAGATAGTGGGTGTGGTCTGTAACGGCACATAAGGTGCGTATACATATCCGCTTTCAAGGAAAGAGGAACCACGACGTCCGACCAGAACCACGTTCCGCAGGAAGTATGGGTCAACAATGACGTCAAACTTCTTGGAAAGAGATCCAGTCTTGACAGCACCCACGGTACCGGTTTCATCATCTGCCGTAACAGAGGCACGGAAACCAGCCGTGAATTCGAGAATGTTGGCAACTTCAGGTCCGCAGACGATGAAGTTAGCACCACCACGCAATGTCTTGCGATGGATCTGTGCGGAGACATCATTGATAGTTTCAATGAGGGTCTCATACCACTCACTCACAGTACCGGTGAAGTCGGGAGCCTTAGTAGCTGCTCCAATTTCCACGCCACTCGTCTTATCGACAAACAAACCGGGTGAACGTGACCAGTAATAAGTACCGGCAGTTGCACCACCAACGAGGTCACCAAGGATCTCGCGGTCAATCTCAAGAGCAACTTGCTCAGAGAGAATGCTGGTCAACTCAACCTCAGCATCAAGGTTGTGGTAGGCGTTAAGATCTTGTCCTAACTCCGGGGTCCACTTGGCCTTGAGCTTCTTGGTCATCGCGGTAACAGCCGTACTGTCCACCTTGATGTCGATCTCGGGGATCTCAGGGTTACCTTCGAGTCCCCAAACCGCAGCACCAACGACAGCACCCATAGCGGTTGCAGCATTGAAGTTGTCACGGA